TTATCATCAAAAAGCAAGCCACGCTTGCTTTTTTGTTATCCTCAAATCCACATCGCAAACTGCTACCTTCTCCAGCTAAATTTTCTAACAATGACGCTATTCATTAAGCTGTAATGGAGCGCTTTATGTCCGCAGAAAATAACCACAGAATTGAAAACCTGATCCGCTATGGCGTGATTGCCGAAGTGGATTGTACTAAACGACGTGCCAGAGCAAAATCAGGCAATATTTTAACGGATTGGTTGCCGTTTTTGACTTTTCGCGCCGGAACAACCAGAAGTTGGTCACCGGTGACGGTGGGTGAACAATGTTTGATTTTGGCGGAAGGCGGTGACTTAACGACGGCAACGTTGCTCGCCGGCGTCTATAGCTTGGCTTTTGATACGCCCAGCGTAAGCCCTGATGAACACGTGATCGTGTTCGCTGATGGTGCGAGTGTTGTTTACAACCAAAAAACACACGCTTTAACGGTGAGCGGTGTTGCCACCGCAAAAATCAGCGCAAGCACCAGTGTGACGCTGGAAACGCCGGTGGTGAAATGTACGCAGGATTTGGAAGTGGCGCAAAACGTGCTGATTGGCGGTAATTTATCAATGACAGGCAAAAGCGGCGGCGGTAATGCCTCGATTAAGGGAAATGTGGATATTCAAGGCGGTGTCACTAGCGGCAGCGATGTGGTCGCCGGCGGTATTTCGTTGCAGAAACATACGCATCCGGGTGATAGCGGCGGCACAACAGGGAAAGCGCAACGGCGCAATGATCATTGACGAAGTTGAGCATATTCGCCAGTCAGTACGAGATATTGTTATCGCTGCTATCGGCACCAGATTGCAGCGGCGAGATTACGGCAGTTATCTTTATCAGTTGATAGATAAGCCGGTTAATCAGGCGTTGTTGTTGCAGCTGTCGGCGGTTTGTGTCAGTGCGCTGCGACGATGGGAGCCACGTATTGATATTGAGCGTTTTATGGTGAGGGTGGAGCAAAACAAAGTGGTGGCAGAGTTGTGGGCGGTGTTGAAAGGCACGCAACAGTCGCTGGTTGCATCATTGGTATTAAGAGAGGTTTAAATGTCGGAGTTAGTTGATTTATCAAAAATTCCGCAGCCGGATTTTATTGAGCCGTTAAATTTTGAAGCGATTTTTAATGCGAGAAAGGCGGCATTTTTGAATTTAATTGAAGATGAAGCACAAAAAGCGGTGTGGCAAACTCGATTGGCATTGGAAAGCGAGCCGGTGGTGATGTTATTGCAAGAAAACGCCTACCGTGAATTATTGCTTAGACAGCGTATTAACAACGGCGCGCTGTCGGTGTCGCTGGCACACGCCGCCGGTGCGGATCTGGATGCAGTTGCTGTCAATTACAATGTGGCTCGTCTGGTGGTGCAGCAGGCGGACAACAGTGTTGAGCCGCCGATTGCGGAAATTTTAGAAAGCGATGAAGCGTTGCGTTACCGGGTGCAATTGGCTTTTGACAGTATCAGCACTGCCGGTGCGAAGTCCGGCTATCGTTATCACGCCTTGAGTTGTGATGGGCGCGTGGCAGATGTGGATGTGTTCAGTCCGCAGCCTTGTTGTGTGACGGTGTCGGTGTTGTCGGTGGCAAATGACGGTCAAGCGGACAGCAGTTTGATTGAAAAGGTTAAACAGGCATTAAATGATGATAATGTGCGACCGGTTGCCGATCGGGTGACGGTGCAATCGGCACAAATACATCGTTATCAAGTGAGCGCAAAACTTTATTGTCGACGTGGCCCGGAACAGCAGCCGATTAAACAGTTGGCAGAAAAACGCTTGCTCGATTTTGTCGGACGAAAAGCCAGATTGGGCATTGATATTAATATTTCTGCATTACACGCCGTGTTGCACGTTGAAGGTGTGCAGCGTGTTGAAGTGTTGGCGCCAAGTGAAAATATCGTATTGGCGCACGACCAAGCCGGTTATTGCGAAGCGGTGCATTTAGAGGTGGTTGTTGATGAATAACAAACAGGCATTGTTGCCGCCGGGAGCAAGCCGTTTAGCGCGACAAGCTGCTGAAATATGTGCGGCTGCCGAGGCAGTTAATTTTGATTATAGCGATTTGTGGAATGCGGACAAATGCCCTGAAGCGTTGTTGCCTTTTTTGGCGTGGGCGTTATCGGTCGATTACTGGGAGGAACGTTGGAGCGAAGCGCAAAAAAGAATGGCAATTAAAGCGGCGTTCGCCAGCCATCGGCAAAAAGGAACGATTGTTGCGCTCAAGCGGATTATTGAGCCGTTTGGCTTTTTAACGGAATTAAAAGAGTGGTTTCAAACCCAACCGCAAGGCGTGGCAGGCACATTTAGCCTCACCATTGAAGTGTCGGAAACCGGCTTGAACGAACAAACCTATAACGAGTTGGTGCGATTGATTAATGATGTGAAACCGGTGTCGCGGCATTTAACCAGCCTTGCGATTGCGGTTTCACCTGTAGGCGCACTGAATTTTTTTATTGGACAAAACGCAGGCGAAATTATCAGCGTTTATCCCCGTTAATCCGAACAAGGAATTTTTATGGCGAAACAGTATTATTCGGTCTTAACTGATTACGGCACGCAAGTGATTGCCGGTGCCATTGCACGCAAACAGCCTTTGCAAATCACGCAAATGGCAGTGGGTGATGGTAACGGGAGGGCAACCACACCAAATAGCCGTAATACAGGCTTGGTGCGTGAAGTGCATCGTGCCGATATTAGTGCTATCTCCGTTGATCCGCGTAACGACAAGCAAATTATTTTTGAGTTGACTATCCCTGAAAATGTGGGCGGCTTTTGGATTAGGGAGATGGGGATTTTTGATAACCAAAATCGCCTTGTGGCTTATGCCAACTGCCCTGATAGCTTTAAACCCGAATTAACCAGTGGCAGCGGCAAAGTGCAAGTGGTGAGAATGATCTTGTTGGTTAGCTCATCAGATGCGATTACCCTTAAAGTGGATGACAGCGTGATTTTCGTTACCCGTGGCCAACTCACCCCGAAAGCCATCACCGCAACCAGTCAAAATGCGGTGGACGAAAGTGGCCACAGCCACGAAATCGACAAAGCCAGCACCAGCCAAGCGGGTATTGTTACGTTGGACAGCAGCATAGACAGCGAGGCAGAAAATAAAGCAGCTACGCCGAAAGCAGTTAAAACCGCCTATGACAAAGCCAAAGCAGCTGATGACAACGCTAACACTCGCGTCAGTAAAAGTGGCGGCACGGTTACTGGGGATATTTTTATAAAGCGGGGTGATTGGAGTGCTGTTAATTGTATTAATAGTGCGGGTAATTTATTAATGCTTGAGGTTAATCCGGAAAGTGACAGCAAGTCATTTGGGGCACTTGTATATCGTAATGGGACAAATGGTGGAAATATATCAAAGCTATCATTGCCGAAAGTGTCAGGCACACTCATTACAAAAGAAGATGTCGGTAAGACTTACAGATCATTAAGCGATAACGCCTTTGATGCAAAATATGGCGGGCTAAGATTAATCTCTCAAACAGGCAATTATGCGCAGTTACATCTTGGTGGCACGGACTGCACAGTTATATTTGAGCAGCAGCCCGATAGCAAAGATTACAATTTAAGCATTTTTACGGAGAAAAACGGTGCGCGACCATACGGTTATTTTAACATTCCGAAAAAAGGCGGAATGGCTATTACAGACAAAGATTATCAATGTAAAACCGGTAAGAACGGATGGATTAAGTTGCCAAATGGCGTGATTTTACAATGGTTTGAAGGCAGTTCAGACCAATATAAAATAAAAAATAATCGCTTCCCAATCCCATTTCCGAATTCTTGTTTCCACGTCTTTGTGACCGATTTAGCTTACGCAAATACGGCTGATAGAATGAGTGTAAAGAGTTGGAATAATTCTGGCGTTGATGTATACGGAATAGATGGGACGGGATCTGTTAGTCTGTTTGCGATCGGTAACTGATGGGGTGTGAGATGGATTATTATTTTGACAGTAAAACCTTAAATTTTTATCCGGCTGAATTAATTGATAATTATAGTGATATTGATGTCGCGAAAATGGTAAAAGTAACGGAGGATGATTTTAACAAAATTATCAACGGCGACGGTGCACGTGCTGCCGATAGTGACGGCAATCCGATTTTAATTCCGAACGCGCCGAGTGAGTTTCACTGCTGGAATGGTACAGCGTGGGCGCTTTCCAGTGAAGGTGAGGCGGAGTTGCTTGCCCAACAACGAAACCAAATCCGCACGCAAATCAACGCCAAACGCGATGCGTGCGTTAATGGCGGTGTGTATGTGCCGGAGATTGGCAAATGGGTCGATACAGACGAAAAAGGGCGTGCCACACTGGTCGAAATCAAAGCTGATTTTGATTTAAACGGTACACAAGAAGCTAAAAGAATCGATGTTTGAAAACGCCTATATGCACAAAATTTTACTGGAGCAGGCAGAAAAACCGCTTGAGTATGACTGGTCGATCGGTTGGGCAAAAACCTTTGAGGAGTATCAAAATGAACAACAAGCTAAAGCAGCTAAAACAGAAGAGTAAACGGTGGGGCTATCACGTGTTGATAGCGATTGACCAACTTTGCAACGCCCTAACAGGCGGCGGGGCTGATGAAACCTTTTCCAGCCGTTGCTACCGCCGAGCGGTACTTGCCGACAAGCCCAAAGCCCGTTGGCGTTTTTGGTTTCGCTTTGTCAATGCCTTGTTTCGCGATCCGAAACATTGTCAAACGGCGTATGAAAGCGAGCTGAAGCGGCGACAGTATCCAGAGGATTTTGAGGTGATTTAATTTATTGTTTAAGGCGATCTTGTGGTCGCCTTTTTTGTTTTAGTGTGCTTAAGCGTCGATGATTGGGGGTTGTGAGGTGTTTAATCACATTTGGCATTGATAGCGTTTGCGCATACCTCGTTACACAATAAGCGTTAAGTTTGGTTTTGCTTAAGGAGCAGAGAATGTCAGAAGAGTATTTGCACGGTGTCAGAGTCAATGAAATCACAGAGGGCGTGCGCAGTATTCAAACGGTGTCAACCGCGATTATCGGTTTGGTTGCGACAGCAAGTGACGCAGATGAAGAAACATTCCCTTTGAATAAGGCGGTGTTGTTGACCAATCTGCAGGCTTATATCGCTAAAGCCGGTAAAAAAGGCACTTTAGCACGCGCGTTGGACGGCATTGCCGATATCGTGAATTGTAAAGTGATTGTGGTGCGTGTGCCAGAATCAACACACGATGAATCAACAGAATCAGAAGAATATACGGCAGAGATGAATGCCAATATTATCGGTATCACCGATGAAAACGGCAATTACACCGGAATGAAGGCGTTGCTTACGGCATCGGTTAAATATGGGATTAAACCACGTATTTTGTGCGTGCCGAAGCACGACACCAAAGAAGTTGCGGTTGAATTGGCAGCGTTAGCGGCGAAGATGAACGCCTTTGCGTATCTCTCTTGTTACGGTTGCAAAACCAAAGAGGAAGTCATTACTTATCGCAAGAATTTCTCACAACGTGAAGTGATGTTGATTTTTGGTGATTTTATCTCTTTTAATCCGATCACGTTGCAAAACGAGGTGGATTATGCGGTAGTGCGTGCGGCGGCAGTGCGCGCTTATTTAGACAAAGAGCAGGGTTGGCATACCTCAATTTCTAACAAGGCGATCAACGGCGTTTCCGGCGTGACCAAAGAGATTTACTTTGATATTAACGACAGCTCAACGGACGTGAATTTCTTGAATGAAAAAGGGATCACTTGCTGTATCAATTATAACGGTTTTCGCTTCTGGGGCTTGCGCACTTGTTCGGATGAGCCGAAATTTAAATTTGAGGTTTACACTCGCACCGCACAAGTGTTGAAAGATACGATTGCACAATCTTTTGACTGGGCAATGGCTAAAGATATGTCAGTGACGCTTGTGAAAGATATTATTGAAGGGATCAATGCAAAATGGCGTGATTTAACCACTAAAGGAATGTTGATGGGTGGCACGGCTTGGATTACGGCAGATCTCAATTCAAAAGAGAATCTATCAGACGGTAAGTTGACGATTGATTATGACTATACACCGGTGCCACCGTTGGAGCAGTTGGGCTTTAATCAACGCTTTACGGACAGTTATCTTGTCAACTTTGTTGATAGTGTGAATGGGTAAGGAGGGGTGAACAATGGCAATGCCAAGAAAATTAAAAATGATGAATTTGTTTGTTGACGGCAATAAATACGCCGGACAGGCAACAGAGATCACGCTGCCGAAGTTGGCAATGAAGACGGAAGAGTTTCGCGCCGGCGGAATGATTGGTGCGGTGGATGTCAATTTAGGGCTGGAAAAGCTGGAGTGCGAGGTCAAAATGGGCGGCTATATGACCGAGTTTATTCGCCAATTTGCCGGTGGTATTTCCGGCACGCCGTTGCGTTTTGCCGGCAGTTATCAGGATGATGAAACCGAAGAGGTGACCGCAATTGAAGTGGTGATGCGCGGACGTTTCACTGAAATTGACAGCGGCAACAGCAAGGTGGGCGATGACACCGAGCAGACCTTCAAAGCTGCGTTGACTTACTGCAAATTATTGGAGAATGGGCGTGAAATTTTTGAAGTGGATATGCTGAATGCGATTTTAAAAGTGGACGGCAAAGACAAATTGGCAGAGCATCGCAAGGCGATTGGGCTTTAAGGATGATTTTTGATATAGGTTAGCTTAATGGAGAAGACAGAATGAAAAAACAAAATGAAGTGGTGACGGTTGCGGCGGCAGAAAATGAGAACGTGAAAAAAGTGGCATTGACACAGGGGTTAAGACGAGGTGACACCACAATTGATGAAATTGAGGTGTTCCGACCAAATGTGATGTCGTTAAAAGGTCTGAAATTAATTGAGGTGTTGAGTGCGGATGTGAATGCGATTGGGGTGTTGTTGCCACGTATTACCTCGCCAAGTTTAAGCAAAGCGGAAGTGCAGGCATTGGATGTAACGGATTTTGTGGAATTAACAACGGCGGTGTTGTCTTTTTTCAACAACAAGGACGAAATGGAAACGATGTACGCTTAACCGTCACCGAAACGGTTGAAGATGCCATTGCGGATATTGCGTTGGTGTTCGGTTGGCAGCCGAGCGAGTTTCAGCAAATGACGCTGGAAGAATTGATGCAATGGCACGAAAAGGCGGTGAACCGTTATCAATATTTACAGCCAAGATGGGAATAGATGATGTTTCAGCAGTTTGCACTTGCGGCGTTGGGGGTGTTTGTTTTTATGCGGCATACCACGCCGTTTCAGTCATTAAGCCGTGAAGTGAGTTGGCGGCATCCGACCAATTCCGTGATTGGGGCGATGCCGAAAACGCAATTTTTAGGCAAAGAGGGTGAGAGCATCACCTTGCAAGGGCGGTTAGCGCCTGAAATTACCGGCGGGCGCATCAGTTTGCAGATGTTGGAAACAATGGCAGAGATGGGCGATGCTTACCCGTTGATTGACGGTGCCAGTTTTGCGTTGATGGGTTATTTTGTGGTGGAGAAAATCAGCGAGGAACGCAGTGAGTTGTTTGGTGACGGTGCGCCGAGATTAATTGATTTTAGCGTGACTTTGAAACGTGTGGATGATCCGTTGGCAGTGCGTCTTTCTGAAATGGTGATGAAATATTTATGATGTGGGGCAACGGTGGGCAGCGGCAACCGATATTTAAATTGACGGTAACCACCAAGCAAAACAACAGCGAGAAAGAGATTACGCAGATTATCAGTGAACGCTTGATATCGGCAACGTTGGATGATAACCGCGGCTTTGAAGCGGATATGTTGTCTATCCAGTTAAGTGATCACGATGGTTTGTTGGCATTGCCACCGTGTGGGGCAGTGCTGCATTTTTGGTTGGGTTTTGCCGACAGTGGATTGGTGGATAAAGGGCGTTATTATGTTGAAGAGATTGAATTCAGCGGTGCGCCTGATACGGTGACATTGCGTGCCAGAGCAGCGGAATTGAGCGGCACGTTGTCCACTCGATATGAGCGTTCTTATCATCAGATTAAAATTAAGACGTTGGTTGAGCAGCTGGCTGCGGAAAACAAGTTAAAGCCGCTTTGTGATGCCGAGTTGGGCGAGCAGGTGATTGAGCATTTAGACCAGCAGAACGAAAGTGCAATTGATTTACTGACGCGCTTAGCGGCGGAATATGATGCGATTGCTACCGTGAAAAACGGTTATTTATTGTTCTTTTTTGCCGGCGCAATGCAAACGGTGAGCGGTAAGCCGTTGCCGTTATTGCAGTTGAGCAAAAGGCAGGGTGACAATTATCGTTTTGCGCAAAATGAGGGGGAGAATTATAAGGCGGTGCGCGCCTATTATTATGACCCTGACAGCGGTAAAAAAGGCGAAGTGGTGATTGATGAGAACAGTCAAATTGAGCGGCAACATCGTATCACTAAAACCGGTAAGCAGAGCAAAGCCAAGCATAATGTGTTGGTGCAGACTAAACCGGTAACCAGTGATGCCGAGCAGATCAAGACGATACGTTTCACTTATAAAAGCTATGCGAGAGCGTTGACCGGCGCGAAATCTGCTTATGATCGGTTAAAGCGTGGGGTGGCGAGTTTTTCGATGACGCTTGCTGAAGGAAATCCGGAGATTATTCCGGAAATGCCGTTGAAGTTGGTTGGCTTTAAGCCGATGATTGACAGCACGCAATGGATTGTTACCAAGGTGACGCACAGTTTGGATGACAACGGTTACACGGCACAGATTGAATGTGAAGTGAAGCCAAGCCCGCCGCAAAATGATGAGCATTAAAAGCGTTTAAGCCGTTGTTTGAAAAAGGCTTTTAATTGCGTTTCTGACCAATCCTGATCAATCATTGCCGAACAATCCGCACCGCTTAACGCTAAACGATAGCCACTTGCACTAAATCTCTTTTGTATTTCTACCGTTTTAAAACGATGAAATAGCCAAGCATTTTTGTCAGCGGTGTAAATCTCACATAAATATTCCGCAATATAACGGGCGTATTCGGCAGAAAATGGATCGCGCCAGATGTGAAAGGTGAGTTTATAGGGGCGGTAGTCGATGTTGCGGTTCAGCTGTTCGGTGACGGAATAACGCGGATTAACCAAGCCTTTGATATCGGCAAATTCCATTGATAGCGAACGTGGCAGCGGTGCGGCGGCAGTGAATAATGAAGTTAGTGCAACTGTTGTGACAGTGATAGTGGCGATGCGTTTTTCTATGCTTTTTTTAATCATTGTTTTTCTCTTTTGGGTGGTGTACGTATATCAATCAGCGTACACGATGTCATTTGCTGAAATTAATTTGTTAATGATATCAAACATCAAGCGTAAAAGTTTATATGAATTCACGGTATTGAGGTGTAGGTTTACTAGTAGCGTGGGGTTGGCGAAACATAAAAAAGCGGTCGATTGACCGCTTTTTTTAAGAAATTAGATAAAATATTGTGAGTTTTTTCTATACTTCCCTCAAAAGAAAGTACAAAGATAGGAAATAATGTAACTGCTATATAATAAGATTATCACTGTAAATAATGATTTCAGTTGCTTTAATTTTCTTATTGACTGAATAGTTCAGAGTATATTCACTTTGGCGATATTGTTGGTACATATATTTGATATTTTGATGATTATCATAAGACACTATCCAAGGAGTCTTTACATTATCTAGTTTCTCCTTGATCAATAAATGATCTTGATGTTTGTAAAAATTACGATAGAGTCCTTGCCCTTTTTCATAATATGGGGGGTCTAAATAAATTAATGAGTTTGCAGGTATAAAACTATCCAGTGTTAGCAACCAAGTTTCAGTATTGTAGTTGGTAACGTGAATTTGGCTCGCCGAATTACCTATACGTTCGATACGTTTAATTAAATCAATCTTATTAAAGCGACAATCAAGCTTATAGTTTCCTATTTGATTTAGCCCGCCTATTACACCCGCTTTTAAAATACCAGAACGATTTGTACGGTTTAGAAAAAACGCTGCAAAACCATGTTCTAATGGAGATAGATCATTTCTTTTAAGTAACGCTTTTTGTTTATGCCATTCTTCAATTGTGATCCTAGTATCATTGATCAAACGAATAAAATCTTCCGTTTGTTCTGTAACTGATTTCCAAAAATGATAGATTGCCAAGTCTAAATCATTGATATGAATATCTGTACAATAATTATTGAATAATAAATCCAGTGCAACTCCTGCGCCTCCTGCGAATGGCTCAACATAATGTCCATTCAAATTATTCCGTTCAATAATTTCTTTTATAGTTGGAGCAAATTTTGCTTTACCACCAGGATAACGTAAGGGGGTGTAATGCATTATAGAATCCTTTTACGAATAAACTAAGGATGATTATAAAATATTATTCTTCATTTGGCCACGGATATTTATTCCAAATAGCAATAATTAAAGGTTTAAGATTATTATGTGCTGCAATACTTTGTTCAAAAGTAATATTATGAGCATAATTATGTAACACATTGTTTAATAAACTTAGAGTACCTACATCTCTATTAGGCTGACATTCATTAATTAAAGTTGAGAGTTCTTTACTTTCTAAATATTCAAGCTCCCCTAACTTCTGTGCAATACCAAGAATTTTAACTCTTAAAATAGAATTTTCCTTGACTTTTTCAGATCTTCCATTCTCATGAAACTGTATGCTGCGGTTTTTTATTAAAAAGTAATCGCAACTTTGCTCAACTAGTGCTCTGAGTAATGCTGCTACTGCATAAGGAGTTTCTGCTACTTTTAATTTTGTTTTTAGTTCTAAATAGACAGATTCAATTTTACTTACTGGAATTTTTAACTCATAGTCAATAAGTCCATTTTGTTTCTTTTTATAAGTAGAATTTCTTGATTGATTCTTATTTGACGACGGCTCTTTTGTAACTGCGCTATTTGTAGTTGAAATTATTCCAGGGAGTAACTCTATTTCTTCAGATAAATAAGATGAGGGAATCTTACCGAGAGATTTTAGGTATTCTAAGTATCTTAAGCGATCTTCTTTGTTTGAACGAGAGCCTATATTATGGGTTTTATTATCAAAATCATTAAAATATTGACGTAATATTTCTTTGAATTCTTCTAATCTAATATTGATTTTTATATTTCTCTCTCTAACACCAGTTAAAATACCAAATGCCTCTCGCACTTCAGGTGTACTTAACATACGTGTAATAGTTGTAATCACTTTTGTAGATTGTTCAGGCTGAATAAACCTATTCTGTAATGAAAACTCTAAAATAGTTAATGCTGCAGCATGATCAGGTTTTCCATCAACTTCTTGCTCAAACCGAGTTTGTTGTTCTGTGCTCCAAGATTTTCTGGCTGTATCTGAACTTGCAGAATGTAATGTCGATAACCAGGGTTGTGCTTCTAACCTGGATTTAAATTGATGAACTTCGATTTTTTTGATTGGAGTATCTATTTTTTGTTTAAGATTATTAAAATATTTTTGATGTTTTTTAGGTGCTAGTAATGGATTTAGTAATAATTTTAATGCACAAATACGTCTATTTCCCTCTAAAACAATTTTTTTCTTATTTTCTTCAGTAATACCAACCAAATCTAATGGGTTAATTAATCCTTTCTCAGCAATATCTTTTGCAAGAGGTTTTATTTTTTCGTTTTCAATAAGAAACGCAATAATTTCCTTTTGATTTTCAATGGGAATATGTCTAGGGTTTTTAGAATCTAAATACAATCTTGTAATACTAAGTGTTTTTCTCATATTATCTCCTTAGATTAGGGAATGGGATCATCACAGCTATATTTGCCTGCGGATAAGGCAGTAAGCTAAAAGTGCAGTGAGAGTTAGGGTGAGTTTTTTCATCTTTATTCAAGTTTTTCAAAAATTTTATGTGGACAGATATCAAAAATTGTGCAAATAAACGTTGATACCAAGAAATCTCTGAGCATTTTTCTTTAGGAAATCCTTCTGCAATTAACTGCTCGTTATAACAAATCTGCTCAAGTACAGATTAACTCTGTTGGCTCCTTACTGTCAATTTCACGTATTTTAGCTATTACTTCATGGATTAGTTGTTCTGATAATTTTTCGGTTAATAGCAATGTTTGTAATCGGGATAAATCATTAATAAAATCGCGATGATCTCGCGCTTTATTGCCAAAACCTATCACCAACGCTAAGCTAGAAACCAGAGCAACAATAACCCCAGAAAGCGTTGCGACTAACTGATTTTCTTGCGTTATTGCGTAAATGACACTTGAGCTAAAAGCTAACCCAATAAAGTTAACCAAACACTCAAAAAATTTGCACCGTTTTGGGTTGTAACGAATTGAACGGTTAATGTCGAATAACAGATCGTTTTTGCTATCTTCTATTTCTGTTTTGTTCATTTTTGTCTTCCTCTTTATATGGACTTGGGCGATGATGGTTAGTATAGTTATCACGCTTACAATAAGAGAAAACAAAGCTGTTGACATAATCGCTTAAGATGTGATCTTGTTGATTACTTTTTATTTTCGTTCTCATCGCGTTTCTTTACTGTACTTTTGTTGATAACGTCATCTCTTTTATAAGGAGATGGTCTATGTTTATAAGTTTCCATAGATATTGAATATTCTTCTTTCTTTATCTGTTTTTCGTTTGTTTTTAACATTTTATTCCTTTGCTCATTTAAAATTATTACCCACACAAACTCTCACAAGGCACGCCGTCTTTATCTCTATCGAGGCGAGATAAGCCGCACTGTTCTAAATGGTATTTAGCCTCTTCGCAAGTGCGCATTTCTTTGCAATAACGTTTGCCGTCATCGCAACTATATTCTTGTTTTGCGGCTAATGCAGATTGGGTGAATAGTAATGCGGTGATGAGAAGTAGTCGTTTTTTCATTGTGCACGCCTGTTTAAAAATAATCACCATTTCTTCATTTTCATTGGTAAACTAAAAACGACGCGACCGTGAATATAGACAGCATCGTTAGCGTGAAGCTCCCACTCTTTATAGGCACGATTATCAGAGATTACAATCATCTTTTTGCCCACTTTTTGCAGTCGTTTCACAAAGGTTTGCTCGTCAAAAGTGAACACATACACGCCGTCTACCGAAAAATAATTTTCTGCGACATCCACATAAAGCAAATCGCCGCTGGTCAACGTTGGCTCCATACTGTCGCCGCTCACTGCAAGGATTTTTAAATTTTTGCCGTCTGTTCTGCCAAATTGCTGACGGAAAAAGGCTAAATCAAATTCTTGTGCTAATAAGCCTTGTTCTGCTCGGGTTAAAAATGTGCCATTGCCGGCACTGGCTTCAAGGTCGAGAATTTCTACTCTAACGGTGTTTGCGGTGGAGGGTGCGCTACGTTCTACGATTTGGATGGTATCAGAAAGAGGAGATTGTTTAATTATCTCTTGATTACCCTCACCGGTCTTTAGCCAAACAGGATCTACATTAAGAAAATTAGCCATTTCTATAATATTTTTTGGATTTTTTGTTGAGCCATTAAGAATTTTATTCATTGATGGTTGAGATATTCCAACTGCTTTAGCAAAGTCAGACTGAGATATATCAAATTGATTTAACAAGGCATTTAATCTATCAGCTAATGTGCACATATCTTTCTCCTTTATCCAAATTTTATAACTAAAACTATAAAAACAAAAATTCATTTGACCATAATTTATTTAGGGGCTGAAGTAGATTAGCGTTAAATCTGACACCATTTCCGCAGGATTTTGAGCTGTTGAGATGGTGTCCCATAGTTGAAACGAAACTCACATTCTTTCAAAAAAAGAGGGAAAGATTTTCGATCAATTCCATTATACTTTCTTAGCACACGCTTTGCTTGATTCCAAAAATTCTCTATCCCATTAATGTGATTTCGCCGCTCAGCAAAATGAGTACTGTGGTTAATTCTATAGTGCGTAAACTCACTAACATCTAGCACATCATAGCTATGATAACAATCTGTATAAACAATGCTATCTGGTTGTATTTTCTTTTTAATAACAGTAAGTAAGGTATCAGTCTTAGTGTTTTGTACAGTTACTGTGTAAACTTTTCCATGGCGTTTAAGCATGCCAAACACCACCATTTTACCAGCTGCACCCCGACCTCTTTTCCCTTTTCGCACACCACCAAAATAGCTTTCATCTAACTCTACTTCGCCATCGAAAAGTTCATGTGCTTGTAGTGCTAAATGATGGCTGATAACGAGACGAATTTTTCGATAAAACAAGATGGCAGTATTGGCTTGAATGCCAAGCAAATCTGCTGCTGATCGTGCTGTTACTTCTAATACAAAAAATTCAAGCAGTTTTCTTTGTATAGATTTCTTTAGTTTACAATTGGTTATCTTCATTTTTGTAGCTTAGCATAAGTGCTAATCTACTTCAGCCCCAAAAGGAATTAAAGCGTTTTAACCCAATGAACGAAGCGTTTAATTTCATTTTTAATGCAATGTCGTTCTTTATAAGTAAAAAGCGCAAAAAGTAATGTATTAAAAAAATAAAGCTGGCGTTGGTTAAAGGTGTAATTGAACAAGGTAAATGAAGGATTGTCGCTTAATAAGATGATATTCAACCAAACAATTACAGCAAAAATCGACCAGTTAAGGATAAATATGAGAAATCGTAAAAATCGTGTAAGCATTGCGTACCTCGCAGCGTTATTTTGTTTTATCGCGTTTGTGTTGGTGCAGTTAATTTTAGCATAACGAAAGGTGGTGTGTATGAATCAAAACATTAAGAGTTCTGTCAATAACTGTACGGAGCAAAATTTAAACAATTATCAAGAGGAGGTATGTTCGGGTGAAAAAATAGACGATGTAAGTGATGAAGAACGTTTGTCGGCGTTGATAAGCCGCAAACGTGATTGGTTATTGAGTAAGAAAATTCGTTTGACTGATGATCAGTTTGTTTATTTGGCAAAACATCGGCGCATCAGAATCAGTAAAATGGAGGTGTTATCTTGCGAAATGGATGAATTGCGGATTTTGCAGAGTAGGTTTTGAGGTGTGAGATGGTAGAAGTGAAGGAAAAGCTATTAATGGAACAGGTATCTAATCAAGCGTTATTCGAGAAATTGCAGGCGGTAGAAGCGTTATTGCTACAGCAAAAAGAAACGCTAACAGAAGATAGTAAAGAGCTTTGGACAGTAGCGGATATTGCGGCTTATTTTAAGTTAAGCGAGCGACATATTCGGGGTGCAGTGATTGTTGATCCGCTTTTTCCTCGTCCGGTAGAAATTCCGTCACAACGAGATATTCGCAAGAGAAGCTCAAGTTTGCGCTGGATTGCAGGCGACGTAGTGCGATATGCAGAGCGGAAAAAGGCGAGGAGAGTTTGACAGTTTTATGTTGTCGGGTTAGGATAGCCGCACTTACTTTCCAAAAGCAGTGTCCGCTCCGATAACAGCGTTTTTAGTAAAACCTGATTCCCACAAAAGGAGTGTATTTTTTGATGTTTACTGAATCTGAATATAATTCAATTCCACATCAATTTGCCCAATTTACTGTGTCACAAATTGATTATATTATCGACTTTTCGGCTGATAGTAACATTATTTCGACTCTATTTGTATTAGATAAGAAAATTGAAGATTTGCTAAAAGGGCATAACACATACAGTGTAAAATTTGGTGTAAAAGCCTATTATGAAAGCAGCGATCCTAATGTAGATTTATATGCACCACCAATTAATCATAATTTTAAAAAGAAAGATATTCAGCAATTAAAAGAACAGCTTGAAATGTTATTATATAAACATTACTTAATCTATCAGCCTGAATGTTATTTTTTTATTGCAGAACGCCCTTCGTTAAGCAGAATGTATCAAAAAATGTGCGACAATCGACATCCACTTATGATAGACTTTAAACCAGTAGGGCAACTAGGTGATAATGCAGATTGCTTTATTATAAAAACCCCCAACTATAAGGAGTGATGTTTTATGGCAGAAACAAAACCGAGTGCAAAAGAATTAAAACGTCAAGCAATGCTTGCTTCACGTTTAGCTTACCAAAAAGCGAAAACAAAATAAGTTCCAAAAGCCACAGGATAATGTGGCTTTTTTATGTGGAGTCGCACTAATCCAGCAATTTAACCACATCAACCATATTCGGGGCGTAGTAGGTATTAAGTAAAATTTTAATATCTCTATGCCCTGATATTTTTGCAAGCGTCATTACATCGACTTTTTTCGCTAAACGAGTTAACGCCTCGCGGCGAGTGTCGTGGAAATGTAAGTTTGCATTATCTAATGCTGCTTTTACTTTTAACTTTCGGAAATTGGCATCTAGTTGTGCTGGCTTTAGTTGGAAAATGAGATCAGTATCATCAGTTTTTATTTTTTCCATTTGTTGAATAATTTCCATTGCCACTGATGACAATGGAATATCTCTAGGGTGTCCGTTTTTAGTTTGTGGTAGGTGCAATAGCCGTTTATCCATTTTGAGATCTTGCCATTTTGCATTGCAGATTTCTCCATCCGCATTCCAGTTTCTATTGCGAATAACATTGCTGCGGCAGTTATTTCATCTCGTGAGTATAGTAGGTTGTCACTGTTGTAATCTGCGGCGGATACTAAAGATTTGATTTCAGATTCTTAAAAACGCCTTGTCCTTGATAGCAGTGATCTGACCCCGAAAAGTTAGACTGCTATTTTAAGGACTGAATTCTGTATTGAACAGGACTCAGTCCATTTAGTCTTAATTGTATTCTTTCCTCATTGTAATAACGAACATATTCTTTGATAACGGATTCAAGTTCTTCAATACTTTCGAAAGTTTTGCCATAAAAACATTCTACTTTCATCCGACCAAAGAAACTCTCCATCGCGGCATTATCTAAACAATTGCCTTTCCTCGACATACTCTGCACAATATTGTGCTGAGCGAGTAACTGTTGATAACTTGACATTTGGTATTGCACACCTTGGTCTGAATGTAATATCGGTGAGTCACCCTCAGCTAACTGCTCAATCGCTTGTAACACCATCTGTTTCACTAACCCGCCATCTGGATGACGACTGCATTGATACGCAATCAATTCATTGTTATAGCAATCCAATATCGGGGAAAAATAGAGTTTATCGCCTTTCACCTTAAACTCAGTAATATCGGTCAACCATTTCTGATGTGGCACTGTGGCATGGAAGTCTCGTTGTAAGTGATTCGGCGCGATATTACCTACTTCTCCACGATAAGAACAATATTTACGTTGTCTTTTCCCTTTTACCTGCAATCCCATCGCTTGGATTAAGCGTTGTACCCGTTTATGATTGGTCCCTGCGCCTAATTGCTTGGTGACCCGGCGATAGCCATAATGCGGATGTTGCTGCTTGATAGCGAGAATCCGAGCACGTAATGAAGCGTTGTTATCTCTTGTCTTATCTTTACCGTGTAAATGATAAAAGAAACTACTTCTGGCTAAGTCGGCATACCGTAACAATAAGTCTAACGGGTAGTCTGTTCTTAATTCTTGGACAGCGTTGGCTTTTTCCTCATTTTTTCTCGGTCTAATGCTTGACACTTTTTTAGGTAAGCATTCTCCGTTTCTAATTCTAGAATTCTTAAACGTAAGCGTTCTTCTTCTGTTTTCGGTGGCGGTGGCATTTTGGCATAGCGTGGTTTTTTCATCGCAGGTCGTCCTTTGGGTTTTGGGTGTAATCCTTCTATACCGCATTGTTGAAAGCTTTTCAACCATTGGCTAATAGCACCCGAATTAGCAATTCCAAACTGTAAACAGGCTTGGTCAGCTGTCATATCTCTGTTTTGAATCGTTTGTATGACGTGATATTTAAACTCTGGGGTGTAGGTTCGTTTGGTATGCAGCACGGCTAAGCCCTTTATACCTGAATGTTGATATTGGGCAATCCAACGCCTTAATGTGCGTTTAGACACGGTAAATGTACGACAGGTTAAAGAAAGACTTTCCTCGTGTTGAAAGTAGAAATCTACCACTTGTTGCTTAAATGTTTGGTTATATTTAGTCAT